AATCTTCAGGTTATAACAAAGCCCCAGCTTGTGAAAGTCGGGGCTTTGGGCATAAAAAAGAAGGTGAGAATTTTGACACACCTTCATCAGGTTGATCTAAGCGAATACAAGGCAGAGAGAATTGATATTGAAATTCTTAATGCCACCAAGTTCTATTTCGATAACTTTTTCTTGGAGGACGAGGAAATATTTGAGGTGGAGCCGATTCTTATCTGTGACAACTACTATCTTGATAAGGACGATGCGAAGAACAAGATTATTCTGAACAAGATTGCAACAAAGGCGGCTCACAACCAGAGTGACGACCAGTATTTCAAGGATATAGACGAGCATTTGGCAATGTTTCAGTCTATATTTGATTCTGAGAAATGGGATGCGGAAGCCCTCTTGGAACTTATGTGCCAGCCGACCGTGGAAATAGCGGAAAAAGCTACGGCACGATTTGAAACAGGACGAAATTTCATGCCGCAATACGACATGACACCGGAAGAGAAAGCCAAATACGGAGATCGCCATACCATGTTTCTTGAATTGCTGGAAGAAGGATTTCAGAAACTCGTTCCAAAAGGCAAGGAAGATATATATCGCAAACAACTGGATTATGAAATTTACGTGCTTGAATCCACCAATAACGTGGATTATATGCAGGTTCAGTACGATACGGTCAATTATGCACGGAAAAACGATATTCTGGTCGGTTGTAGGCGTGGTTCTGCTGGTGGTTGTTTGGTTCTTTATCTTCTTGGAATTACACTTATTGACCCAATCAAGTACAATCTCCTGTTTGAGCGATTCCTGCTGCCCGAACGTGCCGGACTCTATCAAGCCGACACTACAATTATCGGGAATGACATGGAATCTACCGAATACATTGAAGTGGAACTGGAGAATCATAGAAAATACAAAATAGATAAGGATGCGGAGTTAATCGTCAAACGAGATGGGGCAGATGAACCTATAATCGTTTACGCAGATGAATTGAAACCTGACGATGATGTTTTATTTGATAACAGGGATGTATTGTTTACCCTGAATGAGATTTGATTTTTAACCGGATTAAAATATAACCAAAACTGATTTATGAGGATTATTAATGTTAAGCCTGTCAAAAGTGAACAGGTGGTTAAAACTATTGACTGTTTTGTAGGCAATGGATATTTGCAAGGTGCAGGAGGATCGTTGCCGGATGTGGATACCGACTTCCAAAGCGACCGTAGACAAGAAATCAAGGAGTACATTGAAAAGAGATACAATCACAATGAAAAACAACGTGTATTTTCTGCTGGTACGCTTACTACATTAAAGCTAAAAGCAGTTTTAAAGGATGTGGCTCGTGTGCATCGTGTTCCAGTAAATATAGTGAACTACATTACAGCCATTTTCGATGATGATAAAATGACTTGGACTGACTTGTTCAAGTTAGCTGCCACAAATAAAAAAATACGTGATTTCATCATCAAATATCCGCTTGTCATTGAAGACATTAGAGGGTTGATGGGACAGCCCCGATCTTCGTCTATTCATGCTTCAGCACTTTTGGTTACACCTGACCGGAAAGATGATGAAGACTTAGAATGCTTTGACTTTACTCCTATTAAGAAAGTTGATGGAATGCTTGTTTCTGAAGTGGATGGGTATTCATTAGATGAACAAGGACTTTTAAAAAAATGACTGTCTGGGTATCAAAGAATTATCAAAAATAAAAGCCACAATTGATATTTGTAATGACAAATACAATGCAAATCTGACATTTCAAGGTATCACACAAAGTGGATTAGATGACCCAAAGGTGTATCAGCTTTTAAAAGAAGGTCACACTCAAAATATTTTTCAATTTTCTTCTGTCGGCATGACCAAGTTCTTAATGAGCATGAAGCCGAACAAAATAGAAGATTTGATTGCGGCCAATGCCATGTATCGTCCGGCTACATTGGATTCCGGTTCTGCGGACAAGTATGTAACCTGCAAACTGGGTGATGCGGCTCCAGTATATCTATGGGGAACATATAATATACTGAAAGAAACTTATGGCCAAATGGTTTTTCAGGAGGATTTGGCGCAGATTTCAAGGGAAATAGGGGGATTTTCATTGGGTGAAGGAGTCAAGTTGGTAAAACTGATCTCGAAAAAAAGTAGATAAAATCAAAGCCTTGAAAGACAAATTCATGGAAGGAGCTTTGACCAAAGGATGCCCCAAAGACGATGCTGTAGCGATATGGGACATGATTGAATCCGGAGGCTCTTATCTTTTTAACAAGTGTATTGCTGGATACGAAACCATTCTTCGTACAAATGGAGGAAAAAATCCCTAACGATAGCTGAAATGTACAAAACCATGCACGATTCAAAATGGGCTGAAGAAAACGGACACAAATACCTATGTCAGAAATACAGAAGAAATGGATACGGCACCGGATGGTCATTAGACAAGAATGACAGGTTAATAAAAAACTACATCAAAGACATTCGATACATGGGGATCAAACCGATTTATCGGATAACTCTTGAAAATGGAGCAACTATAGATGTGACAGCCAACCATAAACACCCGACAGCAAGAGGAATTAAAAGAACAGATGAACTTGTGGTTGGGGTGGACAAAATGTATGTGAATGCCGGATATATAAAATCAGACACCAGTTATCGTTTTACAGACAAAGGCATGAGAAACGATCCTCGTTATCATTCAGATAAAAACATGGAACACTACGAGCTGAACAGCAAGAAAGGACATATAGGGTTTTATAAACGAAAAACAAATTACACACAATTCAAATTTTACAGAGAAAACTTAAAAAAAGACTATTGCGAAATTTGTGGTAAAAGAGATTGCAGACTGGAAGTTCATCATATAAATAAAGATCATTCAGATTGCGGTGAAAATTTCTCTAACTTACAGACTTTGTGTGCTTCTTGTCATAAAAAAGCCCATTATCAGATAGGACGAGTAAAACAAAGTGAAAAAGGATTGGATGTAGAAACAATAAAGGTTGTTTCAGTTGAATATCTAAAAGATGATGAAGTGTATGATGTTGAAATGTACGATCCGTATCATACGTTTGTCACCTCAAAAGGAATTGTCACTTGTAACAGCCACGCCACTGCATACGCCATTACAGCCTATGTGGGAGCGTTTCTGAAGGCCAACTACCCTTCAGCTTTCTATACCATCGCCCTCCAGTGGGCAGACGACAAAGAAATCCCATCCCTCATGTCAGAAATGGAACAATGCAGCAAGGCTAAAATCGTGCATCCGGATATTAATGTTTCCGATGTGCAATTCTTTACCGACTACCAGCATGACGAGATATTCTGGTCGCTTACCCGTATCAAGATGGTAGGTGTCAAGACCGTTGAGTACATAGTGGAAGAGCGTCAGAAGAACGGGGCATTTACATCTATCGAGAATTTCATCCACCGCATATTCAAGTACAAACTTAAAAAGTACGAATACTGGGATGATCCAGATAACGAGGAAGAAGCAAGAAAAGTACCGATAAACGCCCGGCACGTGAAACACCTTATTCTGGCAGGATGCTTCGATAAGATTGAAAACGTCAAGTCGCTTCCGGAAAGATACAGGATTCTTTGTGTAGCAGCCAAAGAATTGGGGTTTGATCTGAAAGAAGAGGATTTCCCATCCGACATGACAGACAAACACTATTTCTGGTCAATGCTTCAGATCAAGGTATCAGGTATCGGTTCCGTTGATTACAGGAGAATATATGACAATTCGGAAGCCAAACAGCATATAAGGGGAAGAGCTTCCTATATGACAATCAAGGATGCTTTTCTTAAAGAAAGCGAAGGTAAACGGATAGCCGTATGCGCAACCGTTCTGGAACATGACGAAGTGGAATATCAGGACAAGAAAACAGGCGAGAAGAAAACTTTCTGCAAACTGAAACTGCAACAGAATAACGATATTATCGAACTGGTGATGTGGGATGATTTCTACAAGGCGAACCGTGATAAAGTTATTCAGTCAAAGAACAAAATGATTATCGTGTCAGCTATAATTAAATACAGCGACTATTCCGGTTGTCATTGCTTGCAGACATACAAGTCTTCCATGCTGTTCAATGTCTGAGAATTGTAATCAAGTGAATTACTAACCATATACAATTAAACAACATGCTTATAGAAAGAGAAACTGAATGAAACCTGTAATTATTGCCATCGTTGGAAGATCGGGAAACGGTAAAACCTATATGGCCGAGTTCCTTAGAAAGAAAATGAACATTCCGACTATCGTGTCATACACGACCAGACGCAAAAGACCCGGTGAAACCGATGGCGTGGAACATTTCTTTATTGGAAGCGAACAAGTGCCGGAAGGGGACGATATGCTGGCATACACGGTATTCGGAGGTGAACAGTATTTCGCTCTCCACAGCCAGGTTCCTAAAGGTGGAATTTGCACCTATGTAATTGACGAGGCAGGACTGGAATGTCTTGTCAAGGATTTCGGGAACAGATACCTCATTGTCCCTGTCGCAGTGAAATGCTCGGAAGAAACGCTCATTAAAAGAGGGATCGAGCCGGACAGATTAGCGAGGGACAAAAGACGTATTCACATAAACGATAGTTTTTATGATTGTATCATCATCAATGATGGGACAATAGAAGAGTTTGAGAATAAAATATTAAGTGAAATCAATAAATTATAAACTAAAACTTTAATTATGGCAGCACCAAAAAGCGAACCGACCGTTTTTGTCGGGATTGTACTCGATTTTGAAACCGGGGATTTAGACCCACAAAACGGAGCTTGTACCCAGATCGCAATGAAAGCGGTACGGCTCGATACATGGGAGGTTATAGACACTTACATGAATTATATCTACCCCTATAAACACAAGAGCGATATTTTGGGCAAGACACGAAAGAAGGTTCTGAAAAACAAAAGGGAAATTGAGGAAGAGGAAGGGCAACTGATGAAATATGAGGAAGCAGCTCTTACCTACTCGGATATTTCAATGGATATGTTGTATGAAAAAGGAGTTGATGTCGAACAGGTGGCAAGTGACGTGATTGATTTCGCCACAAGAAACACCCTTTCCAAATCAAAGACCGCAAAGCCGTTTCTTATCGGGCAGAACATTGTTTTTGACTGCGGTTTCCTTCAGCAACTTATGGCCTATGGAGGCAAACTGAAGGAATTTGCCAAGGTTTTTGCCGGAATCACTGACTTTTGGGGGAACTTCCAGCCTCATTATGTAGACACGATAGACTTGGGCAAGCTCACATTTGCCGGTGATCCGGAAGTGACATCGTACAAACTGGAACTGCTGGCAGAACGGCTCGGTATCGAATTGGACGATGCCCATGATGCGGATGCGGATGTTACCGCTACTCTTAACGTGGCAATCGTCTGTTCCAACCGACTGAGAAATTCAGACGGATCATCTACGGGTGCAGGACTTCAGAAAAAGGAAAAATCAAGAACACACTTTAAAATCTAAATGTATGACGGAAGAAAATGAAACCGTATCGTTCAGAAAAGACGAAAGGATGAGATACGGGGTTCTCGGATATGACGGAAACGAGATGATGGCGGCTATTACCGGATACGATCTGGATGTGTCTTTCAATATGCGTCTTATCAACTCGCTGGCAGATGCGGAAGCCTGTGCCGATGCTTTGGCCGATGTCTTTTACCAAGCACTGATGGAGCAACTTATCTCCCTGAAACCCGATATAGCAAAAGAACAGGTGGCGGCTGTGACCAGTGAAAAAGAACAAACCGATACATAACAAACACCCTATTCTTAATAAAAGCCCGACATGACACTACCTGTTCTATGTTGGGCTTTAATAATATCAATTCTATGAAAAAGGAAAATAAGGTATCTGCGTCCGAGATGCTAAAGAACGAACTGGGACTGACGAAAGCGGAAAGCCTGTTCTGCGACCTGTATATAAACGGTGGGAGGGAATTTGCAGGACAGCACTGTAAATGCTATAGGGAAGCATTTCAGGATTCCGGTTCTGGTGTCAGTCTAAAAAGCAGGCGGCTGCTTGGCAAACCCCATATCTCGGAACGTATCAAGAAATTAAGTGAACAACAGCAAACCGATACGGAGGCTATCGCTGTAAAGTTACAAGTTACCGAAACTCTCAAAGCGGTGATGGAAGAAACTTCCACCGCCAAATACAAGGACAAATGGGGAATGGACTTGTCCCCGGCTCCACTTCGGGCCGTGGCGGTCAATGCGGCAAAAGCACTGATGGATCTGTACCCGATCAAACACGCCCAGGAAGCAAAACTGAAGATCGAAGGGGGTGGCGACAATGGTATCATCTTTAATGTTATAGTTCCTCAGAAAGAAAACAATGGAGAAGAAGAAAGGCACGAAAGCTAAACGGACGGAAAAAAATGTTTACATGGCCATCATAATCATTCTGGCATTATACGGACTGAGGGATTCGGAAGAGGCGGTCAGGCTGATAGAATCCGTTTCCAAAGCATTGTCAATCCTTCTAACGCTTGAATGACCCATGCCACAAATAAGAGCCTTCATAAGCGACAATATCAAATCCCTTACGATTGTCGCTTCTTTCCTGATTTCGATGTACATCCAACACCTCAATAACACGACCAGAATAGATGCACTGGCAGACAGGTGTGATCGTATTGAGTTAAGACTGGAAGACCAATATCAGAAGATTGACGCAATCAAGGTGGATAAGACCGTATTTGAAGCTACCATGCAACAGTTTACGTCCATGCAGGACGATTTAAAAGAGATGAGAAGGGATATTAAGGAAATCTTGAAAAATTCCCGATAAGCCGCCAAAAAGAACCGCATTTGCTTTGTGGTTCTTTTTTTTTATTGTTATTTTTTCGAGTGTTTATAATAAAAATTAACCCGTAAAATAACAAACTAAATATGCGATAATATACAGAGTAAATTATAACCAAAACCGATAATATATTGAAGATAAAAGTTTTTATTTTGACCCTGTTCTTCTTTTCTATTACAGTAGAGCCGGCTTGTAACAGTACCACTTCTATTCCAAAACATAAAATGGAAAACAAAATTTCCAAATTTGACATGGCGGTAGAACTGATTAAGCAAAAAGAAGGATGGCATGACCGGCGACACAAATACTATGTCGGATACGGTCACAGATTATTGAAAAGTGACACTTTCAATCACGATATTTCTGAAGAGTTTGCTGATTCTCTTCTAAGAAAAGACCTACTACAAAAATGCAGCGTGTTCAGAAAATATGGAAAGGATTCTTTGATTCTTGGAGTGTTGGCTTATAATGTAGGAGAATATAATATCTTAGGATATAAAAACAAACCAGCCAGCTGGCTTATACGAAAAATAAGAAGCGGAAACAGGGATTTCTATAAAGAATACGTTTCATTTTGCAGATATAAAAATAAAGTGATTCCCTCTATCAGACAAAGGAGAAAGGATGAGTTTGAACTTCTATACGTTAAATAAACAAACCGATGATTAATCAGATAATTGAAATTGTTGATTTAAAAGAATTAAGGGAATTAAAACTGGAAGGATTGATTGGTCGAATGGGGCGTATCATCGAATCGCTTGACCAATCGCAAAGAAAGAATCCGGGATACATTGTAGAATTTACAGAGCCGTTTCAAGAAGAAGATGAATGGTTCATTCCCAGTCAGTCAATCAAAATTTTATAATTTACATAACAATGGAAAAATTTGTAAGAGTAGAATGTATCGAGGTCGAGAAAATGACCAAGAAAGAGTTTATGAAAAAGATGCTTGGAAAAGAAGAGGATTCGCTGGAAGAAGGCTATCTTATCAAAGATGAATCCGGGCACATGGGGTGGATCAGCCAATCTGATTTTGAAAAAAAGAAATACATGTCCTGCAATGCGCTTCCTTATCCCCTCGCCTACTACATGCTTCAGGAAAAGAAAGCCGGTTATATCAGAATGCCACAGTGGAAAGAGGATGTGAAGATAAAAGCGCAATTCCCGGACGAGCATAGCAAAATGACGCACCCGTATACCTATGTCGAATCAAGATTCGGTAATTGTCCGCACAAGACGACCGTTGTGGAGGAATGGGCAAAAAACTGGCAACTGGCTCCTGAAGGGTTTGTTACCAGTTGCGTGGGATGTATAACCCAAGAAGGAGTGTTTATACCAAAGGCTGATGAATAAATACTCCTTCTTGATTATCGCTGTTCTTTCAGGTATCACAATCTCACTTCTAAGATCACGCCAAAGATTCATCGAAGAAAAAGACAGTTATAAGTCCAATACTGAAGCTCTTATGTCGGAAGTCCGGCGAATACAGGCTGATTCTTCAACGATGGCACTGGACATCAAAACACTAACCATGTCTTTGGATGAATACAAACGGTTCAGGGCTGAAGATGAAGAAAAAATAAAGAAACTGGGGATAAGAATAAAGGATCTGGAAGCGACAGCGAAACACAATGTGGAAGTGGACGCTCCCATTGATGCGGAAATAAAAGACAGTGTGATGATAAGAGATACCGTTCCAGTTTTCTTAAAGGCTGTAAGGATGGATACCCCGTATTTGAAAATCAACGGGATTATTGAGAACGACAGGCTGACGGGGAAAATCAATCTGCCCGTTACTCTTAATCAGGCGTTCTGGATCGAATACAAGCACAAGTTTCTTTGGTGGAGATGGAAAGTGAAAGCGATACACCAGACTATTTCAAGTGACAATCCATACGTGAAAATCAAATATTCAGAGTATATAAAAATCAAAGACTAAAAACTATGTTTTCAAAATTAAGCAAGCAAACCAAAACCCAAGAGATCGAAAAACCTCAGTCATTTGCAAGCCAACTGGCAGAAGCAACCAAACTTTTTACCGATGCGGTAAGCAAGCTAAAGAATATCAGTAGCGGAGTTTCAAAGAAAATGGAAGAAAACGATGCAAAAATCAAAAGCCTGTCTGTGGAAAATATCGCTCTTCAAGAACTTAAAAACAAAGCGGACAAACAAGCGGAACAGCTTAACCGATTGATCCACTCATAAGCCGTCCAATATGGAACAGCAAATATGGGACAGGCGTTGGGAAAACGGATATTGTTTTCCTTTTCGGAACGCAGAAACAGGACGGTATTACGCAAGAGATATTTATGACGGTTCCATTATTCCGACCTCTTACAGCAAAAGTCTGAGGGAACTTAGAAGAAAGGTCAGAGGATATGTTTCTGAAAACCTGATACAGAGAGAGGCAGCGTTTTGACTGCCTCTTTTTCTAATTAAAATATTGATTAATAAGAAAAGAACGATCTTCACAGATAGTTCTTTTCACAATGCAAAATATAAAAACCGAATTTTTCGATCAATGTTTGTATAAAAACATTACGCTTGTAAAATGACATACGAATATATTAATATCAATTGTTATCTGATAAATCAAACAACAAAACTTTCCTCTTGATTTGCTTTTGAACCAACAATATATGGATTTGGCATATTTTCAATGCACCCAGCAACATGCAAAACCCAAAACTAATAAAAGGAATCGCTTTCACAAGCAATTCCTTTTCACATTATGAATAAACAAATACTCTACTATTTCCAAGTAATGTTATAAAGCAATATTTACACGATGTTTGAAAAATGATGTCTATGTTCTTCTACCTAAAATTACTTCTAAACAATCTTTACCATTTTAATACAATATACATGCCAAATTTCAAATAATAGTCATACACATCTGATTAACAACACTATACAAAACAGAAAACTAAAAAACATTGTGTATGTGTGGATATAAATGTAGAAAATATCCACAATGCGCAATATTTATATTTAACAAAGCATATACGGTAAATATAAGTTATTCGTATAACATTCATAAAACATACCCTGCCAGACATCGCTATTCTTAATTAAAAACAAAATCACATATTGTTCATTTTTAAACCGAAACCAAAATGTTACTGCAACTGAAAAGAATTTTCAAAGGAGCGACTTATACAATCGGGCGTTTATACATTGACGGAAAATATTTCTGCGATACTCTGGAAGACCAGGTGAGAGAACTTCCGGCATACTGTCCGAACACGCCTAAAGGATTGAATTGCGAATGCCCGGAAAAGGTTTATTCAAAGACCGCTATCCCATCAGGAGAATACAAGGTTACGATGGAATACTCACCCAGATTCAAACGTGTCTTACCAAGACTGCATGATGTGCCGCATTTTATTGGAATCCTAATACATCCCGGAAACACCGCTACCGATAGCGCAGGGTGCATTCTTGTTGGGAAAAACAAGATAAAAGGCAAGGTGCTGGAATCAAGAGCCACTTCGGATGCCTTGAATGAGATTTTAAAGAAAGAGCGAGAAATTAAAATTCATGTTTCATAAGAACACTTCCGAAACAGCATCCAGCCCTAAAAAGTTGGGTGCTGTTTCCATATAAGACCAGACTATGAGAAAGATAATTCTAAACAACATACTTATAATCATGGCGGTTTCTGTCATTACGATTGCCGCTACAAATATCTAAACATGGGAATTTATGCAAAACTGAGACCACCCCAGAACATTAAAATTGACTTCAGACCGTCAGAAAGGCAATATGAACTATGGAAATTGCTTCAACCGGATTATTGCCCCAAATGTGGCGGTCACATAACACAGAAACTCATCGGATACGATGTAAAAAAGAATCCACAATACAAGCCTGTTTGTGAGTCATGTGGAAACACAAATCTGCCACAAATAATATTAGGTGGTGGAGCAGCAGGTGGTGGAAAATCGTTTTTGGGAGCCTGTTGGCTCATTATTTCCTGCATGAGATTTGAGAACATCCGTGCGGTCGTGGCACGTAAGACAATCAAGTCTTTGAAGGAATCTACTTGGAATACGATCAAGACGGTTCTAAAAAACTGGGGATTAAAAGAAGAAGTGAACTACAGAATCAATAATCTGGAAGGTACGCTTACCTTTTGGAACGACTCTGTCATTATCATGAAGGAAATGGTCGATCTGCCTTCTGACCCGAACTTCGAGCGATTCGGTTCTTCCGAATATACGATTGCCATGATCGACGAGGTGTCGGAGATTTCGGAAAAGGCGGTTGAAGTGCTTTTTTCCCGTCTTCGTTGGAGAATACACGAGACATTCAAGACATCCAGAATGTTTATGAGCACCAACCCGACTACAAACTGGGTACGTTCCCGGTTCGTACAGGATGAAAACGGAGACAAGGTGGAATGCCGGGAGGGAGAGGCTTATATACCGTTCTCCGTATTCGACAACCCGGACATCGCTTTCCGGCAGACTTACGAGGCGGCATTGAACAAGATTCGTGACCAAGCCACAAAGGAGCGTTTGTTATATGGTAACTGGGATTTCGTGGAAGCCAACGATATGGCCGTTTACCACAATTTTGACGGTTCCAGACATCTTATAACGAACCTGAAGGAAAAGGTCTACGATCCGACCAAACCTATCATTACCATCTGGGACTTCAATGTTGCACCCAGAATGTCTACTTTGTTGGCTCAGATAAACTATGACAAAAAAGAGATATATGTCATAGAGGAAATATTGGGATTGCCGGAAAAGAAGGAAAACAATACTCCGGCTCTGGCAAGGAAGATACAACAGAAATTGTATAGGGAAAAACATATCGGAGGGGTGGACGTGACAGGAGACCCTGCCGGATTACAGCGTTCAACCACAAATGAAGATGGGACAAACAACTACACCATCATCACGGAAACACTGGGCAAGGGCGTATTGAAACCTAAGATCAAGCTCTTAAAAAAGCAGCCTCCACAAGTTACCCGATGTGAATTTGTCAATGAGGTGTTCGAGGGATTTGACGGATGGAAACTGATGATTGATTTACGTTGCAGGAAGCTCACAGAATACCTTATTTACCAGTTAACGAGGATGGTACAAAGTGCAAGGCAAAGGTTACAGACGCTAAAACAGGCGTAAAATACGAAAAATACGGCCACTTGTCCGACTGCCTTGATTACCTGCTATGCTATTATTTAAGGGATAGCTGGACGAAATACAAAAGAGGGGACGGTTCTATGACCATCCTTTCCACAGCTACCATTAACGAAGGATTTAACTATTAACGAACCATTAATCTATGTACAGATGATTTTTAAACAATAGCGATTATCTGGGAATCATCACGCAAGACAGCCTTTCCCAGATAACGAGAAACGAACCGGAAACATTCATTCAAGCCGAGGAAGCCGCAGAAATGAGTGTCATAGAGTATCTGAGTGAGAACTATGAGATTGAAAAAGAACTGAATAAAGGGAAATATATCGCTGAATACGACCGAAAGGTAACTTATCCGATCGGAGCACATATTTATTTTGATGGTAAAATCCACGAGATAATAAGATCGATCAGCGGATACAAGGCTCCTTCTTCCGTGGAATACTGGGAAGAGTTTGTGGATGAGAAAGGCGAGATACGGGAATTTCAACGATACAGCCAGTTCAAAACCTATTACAAAGGTGATATTGTCTTATATAACGATACGCCTTATATCTGTCTTGTTGAAAACGGATGGAGATTTGGGGATATACGAATCCCGATGGTAAACGGATGGAAACTTGCTGAATATACAGACTGGAATCCGATTGAGTACGAGCTTTGGAATGTCGTAAAGTTTGACGGTTCCTATTATACTTTGATGTCACTGGAGGGGTTCGACAATAATAAAAACCCTTTGGAATCGGAAAATTGGGGTGCTATTGCCGATTATGATCCTCAGTACAACGAATACGAACTTTCATCACATGAGTACGTTGTATATGATGGCCAAGTGTATTATCCTGAAATAGACGTGAACAGTGACAGTCCGGTTATCGGGGAAAATCTTACACTACACGATCCCAGAAACTACAATCTCAAAAAGCACATGATTCGGTTGGCTGTGTACGAGCTTACCAAACTGATTGCCCCCAATAACGTCAGTGTTGTTAGAATGAGAGATTATGAGGATTCCATAAAGTGGCTTAATGACGCTTCTAAGCTGAGAATCAACCCTCAGATTCCACGAAAAATAGCAGAAGACAACAAGCCGGTTACAGACTGGCAGATGGCGACATTCCAGACATCTTATGATCCATACAAAAACCCCTGGCAGATATGA